CTTGTCAGACGGTATATAGGTAAAAGTAACCGTCTTTCGAAGACTAGCACCAAAATTCTTGAGTGTATCTTCATCGGCAGCATTACTTGATTGTGCATAATACACACATTTGTAACCGTCATCAACATATGTCTGCATATTCTGGTTGTGAGTTGTACTTGTTGACTCTGGAGCAAGAAGAATCATCATGTCTTCATCTGCAAAACTTTCTACAGTAGTAGCCCAGTCTGAATCTGTTGACGTTGTACCATCTGAACCACTTGACAAAGCTGTCCATGTTGAAACAGCAGCAGGAACCTGCTCGTCAGGGTCACTTGCGTTGTCTCCATTAACCGCCAGTATAACATAATCAGAACCAGATACGCTATTATTTACAGCAGCCGCCATGCCAAGTGAATCACTTTGCGCCATTGGATATTCAAGCCACTCTTCTTTGAGTTGATAAACGCCCTTGTCGTCCTTAACCGCTATAGACAAATTCCAATCCAATCGATACACCGTTGATAAAGACGCTGTATACGTATTAGTCAGTGCTGCAAATGAAATAGTCTTAGCAGCCGAATCTTTACCGGTAATAACAGCATACTCAGTATCAGACCCGTTGTATGCTTTTATGTAGTGACCGATTTCAAGATTATCAACATTGTTAAGTGTAAAGGAAGCCGGTGTTGCACCAGAATCAGCAGTCAATTTAAAAGTAAGATTCTCTGACTGCGTTATTTTGTACCCTATTTTGTTGCCAAAAGCTGACTTGTCAATTTCACCTTTTCTTCCAGCCTTTATATCGAAAATTTTAACTGCCGGAGTTGCCCCATCCATGATTGCGCCAGATGCCTGAACTGCATCATCTGCAACATGGGTAAGAACCTTCATCTCAACATAAACACCATTGCGGAGGGTGTCAAAGAACGATTTGGCAACATAGGCCCCGTAATAACTTGTGTTGAACCCTCCGCATTTCTTGTAAAAATCTGTCATAGAGTAAATTTCACTCTGTATAGCAGACAGCCCCCGCTCGGTTTTACCCAGGAGTCCAATCTTGTAAACATCGGCGTCTACAATATTACCGCCCCCCTTAGCGGGAACAAGTCTTGCACTTGCACCATAGGCCATTATTGTGCCTCCTCATTTGCAAAAAATGATTCGGCTTCCACTGGTTCTTCCAGTTTTGACCGTTTCGATTTCTTAGGAGCTTCGCTTTTTAGAACAGGCTTAAAAAATTTGTTTATTCGCTCTTTTTCAAAATCGTATATAATACCATCTTCAATATCAGGACTTTCCGCATAAGGCCTTACAGAAACACCACCGTTGAGCGTTTCTATTACCTGCATTTGCCCTGTTAAATTTTTATACTTCATGCGCTATTCTCCATAATTAAGTGCTAATACTGCAATCAAGCAGGACATTCGCATATTCACCAATCGAAGAACCAATAACGATATTGCTGCTCGATGCCGTGTATATAGCTTCGATCTGAGTTGATGTAAGGCCGACCGTTTCATTGAGATACGTTTCCAGTGCCTCAATTTTAGCTTGTCTTTGCCTTGCTTCTTGTTCCCAACCACCTCTATTCATTTTTTTACCTCATTTTCTCATAATAAAAAAAGACCGCACCTATCATGTTGATAAATGCGGTCTTCGTCATAGTCTGAACTAAATCAGTATAATAAAGAGTCCGTTTATATTATATCTATTCTATTTCTTCAGGCTCCACCGTTAATGTCATAGTTGTTGCCACACTGGTTGCAATTGTTATCGGTTGTGGTTCCATACGATATAAAAAAGCCATTCTGGGATTATTCCCTATTTCATTATCGGTAAATACAGTATCTTCGAGGTACATGTCTACAAGCTCACCATCTAATAAAAACTGGAAACGATCTCCGTAATCTGCCTGATACTCGCGCGCCATGCGCAATACCTTCTGCTTACTTCTACAATCAATATAAACAAGTACACCCAAAGCACCAAGAAAACGTTTGTGCTTATAGCCTCCGGCAACAGGTACTGAAACATCTTCCCTGCTGGTCCCCAAATCAGTAACAACTATGCCACATATCGGATCAACTTCAATGTTATCATAATCTTCTCGCAACACCTTACATAAAGCCGTGACCGTTGATCCACTCGCATATCCATAAGTCAGAGAATCCCTCAAATCACCGTCTTCATTCTTTAATACACACTCTTCTGTATTAACACCGTCTGTTATCTGCAACACAGTGCATTCGTTAATATAATTCCAGCTTGCAAGAGAAACTTTCTTTGCTCCGGCACTCACACCACCGGACAATGTTGTACTTACCCCGTAATCGATACTGATATGATCCTGTAGTGCCGAAACAACGTCTTTATCCATATCGGCATACGTTACCTTTCTTACTCCAGGATAATCAAAAAACATTTGCAGGCTATTCTGTAAATTCGTTATCCGTATGCTTGATATGCTTGTCATGCTTTCACAATCTATCATAATAAAATTATATAGACCGTGACAAAAATCCCTGCTTGTAAAATTATAATCAACCCCGTTAATTGTTATTTTAAATATATTTTCATCGGTCAATTGCGGTCTTACCGATACATGAAAACATATCTCCTCATAGTCCGAAATGTCCACTTCGTCAAACGAAATATCAATATACTGATCAACACTGCCAAGACCAAAGACAAATTTCTTTGCAGAACCATCTATACTAAAATCTGTATTGTCTGAAATAGTAACATAAGATTCGTCACTTTCGGTATAAACTTGATTAGTAAATTCAGTGAACATCTATAATGACTTCCACACTCTATCCGCGTATTTTTCTATCACCTTCCAATCCTTCCCTCTTTCATCGTACTTGTCTATAGAATTATGAACATGCGGCCTCGGTCTAACAACTATAAAACGCTTGTTAGCTGAGGGGAATATTCCATGTCCCGCAAGCCACTTGCGAACATTATCACCTTTGGAACCAGTTAACGGTATCCTGTACCCTGTCGTCTGTAAATTAGCAATAGCAGTATAACTTATCTTTGAGCCGTCCGGCTTACGCGTATTTGTCTTAAAATATCCCGCCTCCGCTGCGTTTTGGTCTCCCTTCTTCGTCTCAAACTGCTTTGCAAGCTGACCTCGAAAATATAACGGATTGTGACTTGTACCCTGAATCTTGCGTGTAGCCGCAGTATTTGATTTTAGCCCAAGATTTCCAAGCTTCAATTGCTCTTTTGAATAATCTTTAAATCGTAATGCGCGTTCTTTATTGAAAGCATAAGCACTGAAAGACTTATCAATTTTGCGTATTGTTTTTTCGAGTTCATACATGTCCTTCTGGTTAATGACTGCTTGCATTATTTTGCCCCACCTATAATAATAGACAAATAGTCATCACCAAAATTGTCTTTAAACTCGGTATATTTTAATTCGTATTTTTTCTTATCAACTTTAATATATTGATATTCTTTAATATCGTCAATAGTATAACCAAGATCATATATGGCTTTTTTCGATGCGTACAACAGTATGTCAACATTGTCGGCCCATGTTATGCGCTCGTATGTCTTGCGCTCAAAAGGCGACAACCGAACAAACGCCTTAATGTCAAGTGTACCGGTTTCCGTAGGCTCACCAAAGTCATCTTTTGCCGTTCCCTTGACAAGCGTAACCGTCTTGTTGTCAGTACGTATATTCTCTATGTGCCGCAAAGCCCTGTTTCTATTACGTATATTTATTTGTCGATCTATCAAAATGTATTCTCTGACGTTATATATTTATATTTATCATAAAATTCTATGCTTAATAAATCAATACCAATATTTGCAAAATAATCGCTTGCCTTCTGAAAGTGATACAGTGAACCCCATTGATCCGTATTACCAGTTTGTGAATAACTATACCCATCAGTGCTTATTGAGCTGCTGGCAGGTTCAGTTTGCAAGCTTCCCAGAAAATCAGCGCATATCAAATGAACTTCACCCCAATATAACATTGTTTCATACGTCTCTAAATCCGTTTTGTCTTTATCCTGGATTTCTTCATAAGCACTGGTCCCGATAATACCATACATTGTCTGATACATAACATCACGAGCTGAATTTCCAAGCATTCTGTCCATTACATCAAAACTATCAAGACCGAAATAATCATAGTCTTGAACCAAAGCATCCTGAACATCATTCATTGTATGTGTTGCGCTTAACATCAGGCAGCCTCTATATTATTTTGAATTTTACGCAAATATGTTTTGCTCACCGGTTTAATCGAGTGCCTGCAATAAGGCCCCATGGCTCCGTTTTCTTTCGCATACGTTAAAGACATGATTCCAAGCTTGCCCGCCGTTTCCTCATCCAATGCAAGAACCGACTTCCCCATGTATTTATGTTTAAGTATAAATTTACAAATTTCACGTTCTTTACCGGTTTTTAGCGGTCTGTTGTCTCTTAAATAATATTCAACAACAGGAAGTTCTTCAACCTTAGCATGTACCTCCGTGGCCGTTCTATCAACATTCAAGATTGTTGTTCTTGTTGCCATGCCTGCATAGTTTTCAAGCCTGTAATGATAAACTATTTCTTGTCCATTACGCATTATCTTTTTGGATTTCAATATTTTACCTTCTTCCATGGCCTCATAAAATCCTGGAATCTCTCGCCTAACACGTTCCCTGAACTTATTGACTTCTTTATTTAACTTACCGGTAATTTCTTTAACTGTTCCTATGCGCTGATTTTCAATAACTATTTCCCGCTGCATTTGGCGTATGTTTCGCAAAATAAACCGGCTTGTCTCATTCATTGCACCTTCTGTTAATTCTTCAAACTGTGCTATAGTCGCATCAAATACAGCTCTTTTAACTTTTGCGCTCGTTATCTGAAGCTCGTCAAAAATAACCGGTGCATAAACTTCTTTTGTGAATGTTCTAAAATTGTTATTCATTGACAACGCCAGCACGGAAGAAAGTAAAATAACGCTTTTTTCTATTCCGTTCTTATCTTTTTGCGTCATTTCACCCCTCTGAACTTCATTCAAATAATAACTAATGGTCCCGCCGTATAATTCAGATATGCTTACCATGTAAGTATCAATAAACATATCAATAGCTTTTTCCTCTTCGCCTTCATCCATGAGTTTTTTGTATAAGTCGATATCGTCATCTGAAACAACAAACCTGTAAAAAAGCTGCATCGGGTCTTGTATCTGAACTTGTCCTTTGTACTCAATAGCTTTCATAACATTTTTAGAAAATAATCGCAGTCGGCTTTTGCACCTGCATATTGATTTATTTTTGCCTCGTATTCATGAATAACTTCTTTAAGCTCATTGATCTTAGTATCGAAATCTTCCATTCTTGCCATTATTTTTTTACGCTTGCCGTCAATTTCTTCATAGCCATACAGGTGACCACTCTTTAATAAATCACTTTCTTCGGGAATACAAATCTTAACACCCTTGCCCATCGCAATACCAATAAAATACTCAACACACGGACGCTCAAAAGCATATTCACTCCGTGCGGTTAAATGTATTCCGTAAAGATGGATTTCTCTAAATCCCTCTTCCAATGCAAGCGCGATGCAGTAACAGATAGAATTTGTGAAGTAATGTCCGTATTTGGCAATAATCCCCTCAATAGGGTATCTAACCGGTCGCCTGAACTCACCCCTGTCTTCCTGCACATAAATCGGTCCCTCATAATCTTTAAGTGCTTGATAAAAGTTCTCATGTATATAAGACTCCTCTTGATGTAACTCAAATACCCTATCAATTCTCTTTATGTCTTTCTTCATGAGGCAAGGCGCAACTGCCCATATTTCGCAATCGGGATCATCGAATGGAGCTTTCACTCTTGTATACGCTGTACCTAAGATTGCAAGTTTTTTTTCTTTCATAATGTAATATATGGGGGCCAATAAAGGCCCCCTATATCGTTAAGGCAGTATAAATGCCTGTATTTTCCCATCAAGTGTACCAGTAGAGGACGTCTCTATTGTCAACTTGCCGTCTTCATCTTTAAACCGTGAAGAATCAAAGGGGCCTATCACCTTGTGGGTGCTGGCGGCAATTGAAACTCCAAGATCACCAAGACAATTATCAGAGAAGTCACCTGCCTTAAATGTTGCAGTCATGGCAACAGTGTCTTCATTTTCAATATAAACTAAAAGCTTACTAAAATCGTCACACTCAAGCTCCGCATGTTCAGTTGTCATGTCTTCAATATCACATGCAGTTGCGGCGTTCAGACTCAAGGAAGCGGGAGTTACTGTTACTATAGCCATCTAATTACCTCCTTACGCTTCAGCCGTAGTATATGCGGTTAAACATGCAAGCGCATCAGGCTGTACAACCTTTGCACCGTACACATACAGACCCTTAACAGCATCAGAAAATGAACTCTCTCGCCTCAGAGCCTCAACCTTCGCAATTTGTCCAGCATAAGATATGGCCTCGTTGGTCCCTGCCATAATCTTTGAATATGTAGAACTGTCTGTCACGACATTATTTGACATACGAATGTCAAAACCGCCAAATTTGGCTATTCTACCATTCTGGATAATTTGATCATTGTCGGTCGCCTTCGCTATACCCGCTAAAACCAGCTTGTGGTGAAACCAGGGCGGCGCAACCAGCCAACGACCCTCCGAAGGAACATTTGCCTCGTCAAGTCCCTTTGCAACCAGACCTATATACTCGACAATATTTGAAGAGTTAATAGAGATAGGAACGCTGGTAGTCCCAAGACTGCCCGTTACACCAGCACTTGAATGAAAAGCAGCTATAAACTGGTCAACTGTATCACGCACAGAATAACCAGCCCTCGCCATCGCTTTGTCCATGACCTTAATATTTGATTGAGCACTATCAACATCGTCAACAGCAAAAGCAAAATATTTTGCTTGATCTATTTCCAATATTTTTTGCGCATCGTCAAGTTCCTGATAAGATACTGTCCCGCTGTAATTAGAAACAGTAATCTCACCAAGCTCATTTATTTTTACCGTATCGCCATAACCAGAAATCTCGCCCTCATAATCCCTGTTCACAACATCGCCAAAAACAAGAACTTTATCAAGAGCATTTAAAAGTCTGGCAGACCATATGGTTGGCTTAAAGTTCTCTATAGCCATTATATGTCACCTCGCTATTTACCTTGTTGTTTAATAACTTTTTGTACGGCGTCCCAGTTCTGGTTGATCTCTTCGGGAGTCATCTTATCAATTTGAGCCATGGTCATTGTGTTAAGACCAGGAATGCCCCCCTTACCGTTACTACCACCACCGGGACGTAAATTTGATTTTAAATGATGTGCATTCTCGGCCTTTTCAAGCCATTTGGTTGCAGCATCTTCGGCACTGAGTTCTTCCTCTATACCGTCAACCATGAGTTTAAGAACAACCTCATGGTTATCGTTCAGATCGGCCTTGCCGTCTTCACGGAATAATTTTCTTGCCTGTTCTAAATTATAAATCTCACCCTTGCTGACCTTCATAAGGGCAGCGTCCAGAGAATTATTTATCCTTTCGTTTCTATAAAGCCCTTTGAACGTTTCTCGATCTTCTGTTATTTCCTCAATCTGCTTTTGAATTTTTTCTTGTTCACGTTCATATTTTTTCTGTGCCCTTTCTTCGGCACTCAATTTTTCATCTTCATACTGCTGAACTTTGCTTTCTAAATCTTTGCTTAGATTTTCTTGCTCCTTAATTTGCTTCATAAGATCATCAAGCTCTTTTTGTGCCTCACTCTTACCTGCATACCGAGCACTTGCAGCTTGATAATCAAGTATCTCTTTTAGGTTTACACCATTCAATTCCTTCGGTATGTGTACTTTTTTCCCACCCTTCGAGGTTATTTCTATTGTTTCAACTTGTGGCTCTTGAATTTCACCACCACCATCAGCACCAGAATCATCTGCGCTCATGAAAATATTGGGTAGCGTCTTCAATCTATTGTTGTACATCTTGTTCGTCTCCTGACGTTAAATTTCGTTCTTGCCTCTCTTTATCAGCAAGATCGTTAATATTCGTATCTAATGCCTTTTGCCTTTCCGTAAGCTTGTCCAAAACTTCCTTAACAATCTTTTTGACATCGCCTCCTTCAAGGTTAGGCAGTGTTTTCTTAATAATATTGGTTAATACGGTTTCTTTGAGAAGGACACTATCAACAGTATACAGTTCCCAAAGCCTCTTTAATTCGTTTTCGAGCTCTTCACTCTGAAATTTTCTGTAATATGTTATTTCGGTGTCTTCTATGCTTATTTTGCTATTCCCACGCCATAACCGCGCGTGATATATAATTGACTTTTCGACCTCTTCCATTTGTGTTGCAAAAAGACGCAAAAAAGCTTCTGTTTTCTGGAACTCTATGTTTTTAGCGATTCCTGACTGTACATAATTCTGTTCTGCCTCTTTGTCAAAACCAACCTTTTGTAAAATTGACTTAACATACATTTCAATAGTCTGGAGTATAGCAGAAACATCACTCATGTTTGTACCAATAAAGGCCGGAGCACCCGACTCAGCAAAATAAGGAAGCACGGTCAATGCACCTGCTCCGCTTTTCCGCACCTTCTTCGGTATCTCTTTTGCATTTTTGACCGGCCATATCATAACCTGAAACCCGCTTGATTGAATAATCTCATCAAGCACAGACATGGTGTTATAAATAGAGCGTTGCGTTAATGCGATATCCTCAAATATTGACTCCGGAACATTGTTCTCGTCTAAATCTCTTGACAATACAAATGTAAATGGGACAACACCCAATCCGTGAATCTGTTCATCAGATATTATCCCACCGCCATCGCTGTCTTCATCAAATTCAATATCGTAAAAAGATGTACGAGTCCAAAGCCTGTATAAATTTACTGTCTGAGGCTCCTGGAACGGGTCGGAACTATCAACATACGTATTATCAAGCAATACCCAATTCAACACACCGTCATTATCTAAATCAAAATCACGTATC